GTGGTCCACCACCGATTAACGGCATACTGCGCAACGTCCGGTATTGGTCACATCATCTGTCTGAGATACAGATACAACAGATCACATCGGCGGGCTATTTCCGTGATCCACCGGTGTTTGACCTCAACTTCCTTTCTAGTGTGATGCCTCGCAGACTGTCGTTTCTACGCTCGGTCGGAAATGCTGGTGTCACGATCACAGATGGCACAATCAATGATGCGTCTGGTGCTGCATACAACACGTATGGCATAGCCACTGTAGCACCGACTCCTCGTTTCAACGCACAAGGACTGTGGGTCGAGCCAGCACACAATAACTATTACTCCACTTCCAATGTGCCTGGAACGAGAACAACTGCGGGAATGCCATCAGCCAGTAGTTTGATCTTGTGGGTGAATGGTTCAGGAAGTGCCAAGATTTCTAATGGAACAGGCACTGTAATACTCGATGGACCGAATGACACAGCGACTCAAGACAACCCGGTTCGCTTCTCTATCACACCGAACAACACAACAGCCACGATCACAATCACAGGCACACTTGGACGTGTTCAAGTAGAGCAGGTCGGGCCTGTAACACCTGGGGCTGTGCTATCACCTACGTCGTTCATGCAGACAGCAGCGGCAGGTCTGCGTGGTAACGAATGGCTACAGATGTCACCTGCGAATTGGTATAACGCTGAGCAGCACACATACCTTATCGAATGCATCATGCTGGGATACACCAACAATCCTGTCCCGATCAGCGTATATTATTCCGGTGGTGAGCGTGAGCAGATATTCTTGCAGATGGTTGATGGTTTCGCTGTTCCTCGATGGGTGGCATGGGGCGAGAAGCATCAGAACAACATCAACTATGGTGCAGTTGGTTTACAGCAGACAGATGTGCCGATAAATGCTGTGCATAGATTTGCATATTCGGTTAATATGTCGAAGCGCAGACTTGCTATGGATGGTTTAGTTGGTCCAGAAGGGGCAAACACATACTCATCCGGTCCATCTCTGTATCCTACTGCATTCTTGATCAATGCCCAGACCCCAACTGGTGCCAACGCAGGCATGATGCGAGTGCGTCGTGTGCAGATGTATGACTATGCAATGACAGATGACGAACTTGTCGCACTAACAACCTAACGAGGGAAGTATGGCGAAGACACCGACTACGACGACAGATCAACAACTCACTGCACGCGTTGACGCACTCGAACAGCGTATGACAAATGCTGAGTCGATGATCAATGATCTCGATACACGTGTGACTGCATTGGAAGACGGCAGTGTCACACCAACACCGCCCGATCCACCCGATCCGAACCCGGAACCGGAGCCGGAACCCGGCGTGCGTGTGCCGTTGAAAGTCAGCATCGCATACAACGGACTCGACGTGCAGTATGACGAACTTGTTGGCGCGGTGCGACAGAACTACGTCGATCCGAAGGGCGAGTTCGAGCAGCGCAGCATTCAGATGGCGAATGTCGCACTGCCGAACATGTTGCTGCACAGTCGGCCCGATGTGGATGGCAAGCGCGAAGAAGTCGTCATCGAGAACACGTCGATCGAGTCGGGCAAGAACCCCGGCGTGTTGAAGAACTACACAGTCACCATCACGCAGGGTGACACCGTGCTGCACACCGAGACAGTGACGCAGCACTACGGCTATTCACGGTGGCGTTGGTTTTCGTCACCACGCCCCGTCCGTGAGACCGTGGCCGATCTCATTGCACGTGGTCTGTTGTTGAACTACAAAGAAGAACTCGCGCGGCAGACTCCGCACTCGCAAGTGCATGCATACACGACGATGGGTCTCGCCGGCATCACCGGTTCAATGACCGGCACTGGCGAGCGACCGGACATTGGACCGGTGACTGAGTATCAAGGCGATTACATTTGCAGTGGTGCAAACCTGTCAACCGTGATGGCACAGGGTGAAGCGTGCGGCACACTGCCGATACACTGGCGCGACAAAGCAACCGGTGCATGGATCGATCCGTTCGTCGCATACCCGAAGGCATCGCAATACAACAGTGGTTCACCCAATCCATACTTGCCGACCGATTGGGCACTCAATCCTGACAATGGCGACCGCGTTGCGACAATCCAGTGCGACGCTGCACACTTCCCCGCAGTTGCGTATCTGCCGTGGCTATCGACCGGCGATCCATACTACTTGGAAGAACTGCACGCCATCGTATTGTTCACGATCATCTCACAGCCGTGGAATGGTCGCGAGTTCAACATCTGGTTCGCAATCCGTGCACACGCATGGTCATTGCGCTCAGTCATGCAGGCTGCGAAGACCACACCCGACGTGACGCCCGACTGGATGCTGCCGAAGTCATTCTTCGTCAACTACATGAACCAGAACCGCGACTGGTTGCTGACCAACTTCGTCAACAACACCGCCGCGCCGTATCCACTGTTCGCCACGACTGAGAAGTCATTCGGCGACAACGACGAGTCACCGGCTGCACCGCAAAGCACATACTCGCAGACATACATGGAGGAATTCGAACTCGTCATCTTCGCATGGGCAGTTCGCATGGGCTTCACTGACTGGAAACCCATCGTCGAGTGGAAAGCGAAGAACACGATCGGTCGAACTGACGGCAAGTCCGGTTGGGTGCGTGCAATCTGCACACCGTATCGACAGAACTTGCGACCGGCGAAGACTGCGCCGTGGTGTGCAACATGGAAGGACTCGTGGGATTTGACGAACTCACGGTATCACTTCACGTTCACCGATCCGAACGTGCTGGCGATCACAGGCAACGACATCTCGTATCCGTCATATACAGAAGGCGCATTGGCTGCTGCCAAGTCCGTCGGCGTCACTGCGGCTGCTGCATCGCACGAATGGATACACGGTCAGGTCGAACTGTTGATCAACGGCTCGACCGGGCGCTCGCGTGCACGCAAGTGGTGCATCAGTGGCTAACAAACGCTATCGCATCACTGAAGGTGGAATGCACGACCGCTTCCATCAATCACGTGCGAAGATCCAAGTCATCGGCGGCGGTTACGGCAACGGTAAGACCGCCGCCGCATGTGTGAAGGCGCTGAAACTCGCGATCGAATATCCCGGATGCAACGGTCTCATCGCTCGCAGCACGTATCCAAAGCTGAACGACACGATCCGTCGTGAGTTTATGCAGTGGTGCCCGCGTCACTGGATCAAGCGCCTCTACACGAAAGATGATAACACAATCATCCTGACGAATGGCACGACGATTAACTTCCGGTATGTAGCTCAGCGTCGCCGTGACCAAGAAGAAGCACAGTCGAACTTGCTGTCGGCCACCTATGACTGGATCGTTGTAGATCAGCTTGAAGACCCCGAGTTCAGCCACAAGGACTTTATGGACTTGATCGGTCGGTTGCGCGGTGGAGCAACATACGAGGGAAATGACCGATCTATGCCGAAGGTCGGTCCACGATGGTTCATCGCCACTCTCAATCCAACACGGAATTGGTGCTATCGAGAAATCATTAAGCCGTTGCACGATTACAAGCGCGGCCTCATCAATCCGAAGTTGATTTGTCAAGTGGACGCGGACAGTAAGGCTGTCCTCACTAACGGGCGACCGACACCGGTAGTCGAGTTGTTCGAGGGCAGCACATACGAGAACGTGGATAACGTCGGCGAAGATTACATCAAGACGATGTTGTCCACCTACACGGGTAGTATGCGTGATCGCTTCGTCTATGGTCATTGGGGTGCACTCTCCGGTCTGATCTATCCGACATTCGATGAAGCCGTGCATTGCATCGCACGTGATGAAGCGTTCGAGTATCTGCGCGAGATGCGCATGTCTGGGTATCGACCGACATGGATCGAAGGTTACGATCATGGCCTCATGCGACACAGTTGCTACGGACTGTTCTTCGCTGATGACGACAACAATATTGTCCTCATGGACGGGTTCCGCGTTCGTGAACAAACTGTCGCACAATCTGCCGAGTCCATCAAACGCATTCGTAACCTATATAACATCAGCGACGAAGAACTCACAACGCCGATCTTTGCTGATCCCGATTTGTTTCGACGGAAGACCGGCAACTCGCAGACAGTCGGCGAGACCGTCGCCAAGCTGTTCGCCGATGAAGGCATTGACATGCAGCGCGGGAATAATGACATCAATTCCGGTGTCGCTAAGAATTGGCAATACCTGACGCCTGTGCCGGATCACGAGCATGTAGTTACCGCAGTAAGTCCTGCGCCTCATTTCTACGTCTGCTCGGAGTGTGACTGGTTCATTGACGAGATCACCGAGTATTACTTCAAGCGTGACACGTCGGACGAGATGACCGACAAGCCGACCGACCGGAATGATCATGCGATGGACATGTGGAAATACGCGATGACGCAGCGACCGAAGCTCGCGCGCTACATCGGTAAGCCGAACACACCGCCCGCGTATCTAGCATGGCATGAGATCGAACGAGAAGAACGTAGACAAGCGAAGCCGAGGCACAGATGAGCTTAATCATAATCGTCATCGTCATTCTGCTGTTGTTCGGTGGATTGGGCGGTGGTTACTACGGATACCGCGGCGGATACTACGGTCCTGGTGGGTTTGGCATCGTAGGCATCCTACTCGTCATACTCGTGCTGTTCTTGCTGTTCGGCGGCGGTATTCACGGAAGGTTCTGATCGATGAGCGGCGAGTTCGACGACATCATCAAACAAGTCATGCAGTCGCGCGGCATCACGCCTCCACAGACAGGTAGTGGGTCGTTGTTTGACACTGATCCGTCGAATGCACAAGGTCTGCAAGTTCCTGGCAACTTGAACCTGCATCAGCGACCGGTCGTGCACAACAGCAACGGCAGTATCTCGACTGTGCGGTCTGCAACTGTCGGCAACGATCAAGGCCAACAAGTGTTGATCCCGACTGTCATTCCAGGACGCGGCATTGTGCCGATTGACCAAGCACAGAAGTATTACGAGATGACTGGTCAGCACCTCGGCATCTTCGACACACCAGAGAATGCAGACGACTACGCAGTTCAACTGCACAACAAGCAAGCCGGTGAATACAGATGAGCGGCACAACTCCTGAAGACCCAAACAAACTCGAATTGGACAATATCCAGGAGCCGGACGGTGTTCAGCGCGCATACGATGAAGCAGGTGTGCCGCCAGATGCGCCCGTCGAGCCGCCGCCTGTTTACAAAGTTATGCCGGACAGTCGAATACCGGTGTCAAGCAAGCGTGGCACACTCTGGCGCGCTCGTCGTGATCTCGCACAGAAGGCGATGGGCGATCTCCCCGATGCATGGGATGAAGCCGTGCGTTATTACAAGCACGATCAGCAGGAGCATCGTGACGGTAATGATGTTGGGGTCTCGGGTAATCGTTATCTTGCACGGCAACTCAATGAGCGTCTCACCTCGACAGAGAACATCGTATTCTCCAATGTTTCATCGCAGGTTCCTGAGCTATATGCAAAGAACCCAATCGTTACACTTACGGGCACACAAGGCGGTGATGAAGCAGTTCGTGCAGACAACAACGAGTTCGCACGTGCAGGCGAGAAACTGATCAACTCGCTGTTCCAGATGAAGGGCGCACCGGGCGTCAATCTCAAGCCCAAGGCCAAACGCAACGTATTGAACACACTGCTGATGAACCGTGCATGGTTTGAAGTCGGCTACGTGCAGAAGGACCAATCGAGCGAGCAAGCACTACAGAACATCATCACGTTGTCGCAGCAACTTGCCGAAGCCAAAGACGTGAACGAGATGAAGCGTATTGAGGCCAAACTGTATGCGCTGGAGGAACGTGTCGAGTTCTTGCAGTCGAGTGGTCCATTCGTGCGCGTGCGTCTCGCTGGTCAAGTATTGGTCGATCCTGATTGTCAAGACCCGGACGGAATTGCTGCGAATTGGATGATGGTCGGTGACATGCTGCCGACTGACTACATCAACGCCGTGTATGGTGAAGAAAATCCTGAGAACCCCGAAGAAGTGCACTCGATCTTCGAGCCGACACACATCATGGTCGGTGGCACGTCCGGGGTGAACGGCGGCGAGACCGACATGGGCAAAGACAACTTCTCGCTGTTCAACAAGGAAGCTGCATTCAAGAACTACGGCTTCAACGACCAATCATCGTTCGACAAGGCCAAACGCACGCAAGTGTGGTATGTGTGGGACAAAGTCACACGCCGACTGGAGTTGTGGGCCGACAACGATTGGAAGTGGCCGATCTGGGTGTGGGATGATCCATACCAGTTGCAGAACTTCTACCCGCTCACACCGATGTGGTTCCACGACGACCCGGCATGCATGTATGCGAAGGGCGAGGTGTCATACTACCTCGACCAGCAGGACCAAATCAACGAGATCAACGATGAGAAGCGTCGTGCACTGATGTGGGCACGACGCAACATCTTCTTTGATCCAGACAGTGGCGTAACGCAGGACATGGCAGACAAAATCCTGCAAGGACCACGAGCGGTTGCAACACCGCTCAAAGTGCCCGAGGGCAAGAAGCCGGAAGACATGCTGTTCTCGATCACGCCGCCGAGTAGCAACTTCGCGTCGTTGTTCGACAAGAAAGACCTGTATGCTGCAATCGACCGCATCGCAGCTACATCCGAAGCACAGCGCGGTGGCGAGTTCAAGACGAACACGACGAACAAAGCCATCGACTACTACAGCACAATGGGCAACATGCGCATGGACATGCGCCTCGACGCAATCGAGGACGCCATCGCTGATGTCGGTTGGAAACTACTGCAACTATGCCTACGCTTCATGGAACCGCAGACCGTGCAAGCGATTACGAACCTCGATGTCACACAGTTCTGGAAACCGCTCGACCCGCTGGCCGATCTGAACCGTTGGTCGGTGCAGTGTGTCGGTGGTTCGACACAGAAGGCATCAAGTCAGGCAAAGAAGCACGACGCGGTCGAGATCGGACAAATCCTGTCGCAGTATGTCAAGGCAGCACCTGCAACAGTGCTGAAGGCATCACTACGCATGTTCAGTGAAGCGTTCGATAGCTTCTCGATCACGAAGGAAGACTGGGCTGCAATTGATGCTGAAGTAGAACACACATTGGTTGCAGGACAGGGTGGTGCACCGGGTGTTGGTGGAGGCTCCCCATCCGGTGCACCTTCACCTGATCAACCGGGTGCAACACCGGGCGGCGGTGAACCATTGCAGATGGCAGTGATGGTTACGAAAGCACTCGAACAATTACCGCCGCAAGTATTGAAGGCTATCGG